GCGGGCGGCGGTTCGAGGTGGTCCCCCTGGGGGAAGACTTCCGGGGGTGGCGCCACAGTGACCCGGCCGGAGTGACCTACCGCATCCATACCCGCGAACTCGGACCCGCCTTATGAGCAGCACGCCTACCGATCACGCACCCTGTTGTGACACCCCCGGAAGCTCCGGAACCCCCGGAACCCCCGAGACCCCCGGAACCTGCAAACGCTACGGCGACATCTTCCGGGGGCTGGATCGGCTCGACGCAGCGATCCGAGGCAACGGGCAGCCGGGGATCAATGTCCGGCTCGATCGCCTGGAGCGCGATGCCCGACGCCACAGCCGGATCCTGTGGTTGATCGCGGGAGCGGCCACCGCGGCGTTGGCGTCGGGTGTCACGGCGTGGTTGCTCGGTGGAGGGCTCGCGCGATGAGCCTGGTCGTGGCGATTGCCGACGCGGTGGCGGCCGAGCTGCTGGGCTCGGAGTTGGCGCTGGGCACGGTCCAGCGGCGGGTGCTGCCGCGGTTCGAGGCGGCCGAGCTCACCGGTCTGCGGACGACCGTGGTGCCGCGGTCAGTGGAGATCACCGGCCGGTCACGGGCGCTGGCCCAGCACGACGTCCAGGTGGACATCGGCATCCAGCGCCGCCTCGCCCCCGGAAGTGCCCCCGGAAGTGCCCCCGGAAGCCAAGACATAGACGACCAGGTCGCTGCGCTGTGCACCCTCGTGGACCAGGTGATCGCCCACCTGCGCCGAAGGCCCCTGGCGGGCCGGCCCGACGCGGCGTGGGTCAACACGGCCAACGACCCGGTCTACGCCGCCGACCACCTGGCCGAGCAGCGGGTGTTCACCAGCGTGCTCACCGTGACGTACCGGACGCTGCTGTAGGAGAGGCCCGTGATCCGGCTGGAAGTCACCACGCTGTTCTTCGACCGCCAGATCGTGCGCGACCGGGTCGATGCCGCCACGCGGCGGGTGCTGTCGCGGTTCGGGGCGTTCGTCCGCCAGGGCGCCCGCACCAGCATCCGCCGGAGGAAGCGCATCAGCCGCCCCGGCGAGCCGCCCAGCAGCCACACGGGGCTGCTGCGCCGGCTGATCTTCTTCGGCTACGACTCGCGAGAGAAGTCAGTGGTCATCGGGCCGGCACCGCTCAATGGGGCGGGGCGGGGCGAGGGGGGTGAGGGGGGTGACGCGCCTTCGCTCTTGGAGCACGGCGGGACGACCACGCTGAAACGTCGTGGCCGGCGGGTCCGGGCGACGTACCGGCCGCGGCCGTATATGGGACCGGCCTTCGCCAAGGAACAGCCCAAGCTGCCCGCGCTGTGGCGCGATGCAGTGCGATGACCCCACTTGATTGACCCCCCACCCAGGAGCACCCCCTCATGGCCACCTTCGTGCTCGGTATGAACGCCGGGCTGTACCAGGGCCCCGCCGGCGCGACCAGCCCCACCGCGATGACCGAGGTGGACAACGTCCGCGACCTGACGCTGACCCTCGAGGCCGGCGAAGCCGACATCACCACCCGCGGCAACTCCGGCTGGCGGGCCACCGCGCCCACGCTCCGCGAGGCCACCGTCGAGTTCCAGATGGTCTGGCGGCCCGGCGACCCCGTGTTCGACGCGATCAAGACCGCCTTCCTCACCGCCGGCACCATCAGCCTCGCGGTGCTGGACCAGAAGGCCAGCCTTCCGGGGGCGGGGGCCCAAGGCCCCATCGGCGACTTCGCCATCACCAACTTCAGCCGCGGTGAGGCGCTCGAGGAAGCGATCGTCGCCGACGTGACCGCCAAGCTCTCGGTCTTCACCGCCTGGTACGAAGAGGGGGCGGTGTGATGAGGCCGCTACCGCAGAAGCTGGTGCCTGACGCCGTAGACCTGCGCGGCTTTGGCGAGCGCCCGGTCGGCGGTGAGGATCGGCAGGTCGTGGGCCGATGCGGTGGCCAAGTGCAGCGCGTCAAGCGCCCGAAGTGCGCTCTTAAAGCCGCCCAGCCAATCCCCCGCCAAGCGGTACTGTGCGGCCCCGACTGGCACCACGCCAAAGGCTCCATCGGCCAGGTGTTGACGGAACAGTTCCAGCACCCGCCGACCCGATGTGGCGTCGAGCTCCCGGGTCCGCACCTTCGCCGCCACGGCCGAGCACAGTTCGACCTCGACCAGCGGGCTGATGACCCGCGCGTCCAAACCGGCGAGCACCCTCTGCACCCGATCGCTCCGCGGCTCGGGGCAGTAGTAGGCCGCCAGCACGCTGGGATCGATGTAGGCCATCAGTACCGGGCCCCGCCCCGGCCTCGGGCCACGGCCTCGGACAGCGGCTCGCCCTTGACCTTGAGCGACGACCGGAAGTCGGCCAGGTCGGGCAGCTCCGCGTCGCCCCCGGTGTCCACCGGCTCGAGCCGCGCGACCTGCCGACCCCGCTTGGTGATGACCGTCGACTCGCCCCGCTCAGCGGCCTTGACCAGATCGCTGAACCGCTGACGGGCCTCCCGCATGTTGATGTGTCGCATCGCCAACCTCCCATGTTTACACACTAAGTGTACATAACCTGCCCACTCCGGGCAACAGGAACCGATTCACCATGCGAACCTTCACCGACGCCGCGGGCCGGACCTGGACGATCGCGCTGAACCTCGGGGCGGCCATGGCCGTGCGCGACAAGCTCGGGCTCGACCTCCTTCAGCCCGAAGCGCCCCGCGCCAGCGATCCCGACGGCCCGCCCCTGCTAACCCTGCTGGGCACCGACGAGCTGCTGCTGGGCGAGGTGATCTGCGCCCTCTTGGAGCCGGGCTTCGTGGCGGCGGGGGTCACCGAGCAGGACGTGCGGGCCAGCTTCGACGGCCGCACGATGCTGGCGGCGCAGCAGGCGTTCTACGAGGAGCTGATCGGTTTTTTCCAGTCACGGGGGCGGGCGGATCGCGCCAAGGCGGTGGCGACCCAGATGAACCTGATCCAGGCGGCGATCCAGGCGATCGAGTCCCGGATCGACGGCATCGACCCCCGGAAGATCGTAGAAGAGGCGATCGGGCCTCCACCGGCAAGCGCAGAGGCCGCCTTAGCAGTTCCGACCAGTGGCGCCAGGTGTGGTTCATCGCGGGAAGCCTCGGGCTCGGGCCCGCCGACCTCAAGGCCCTGACGCTCCGCGAGCTGCTGTGGCTCGCCGAGGGCCACGGCCGCGACCGCTGGGGCCGGCTCAGCGTGCTCTTGGCACTGACCGCCAACCTCGCCCGTGACCCCAAGAAGTCCCGTCCGCTGAGCCCCGCTGAGTTCGATCCCTACGCCGACAAACACAACCGCCGGGCCAACCCTGCCCCTGCCGACATGACCGAACTCCGCGAACGCTTCGCTCCTCTGCGTGTGCACCCGGAGACCCGCCCGTGAAGATTGACCCCGAACCCCCCGCCCCCGCCCCCGGAAGCGCTACCGCCGGTCCCAGCACCGTCAATACCCAGGCCGCGGCCTAAAGAGGGTCCTCGCCATGCAGAATGCACAAGGCATCCGCGCCGGCCGGGCGTTCGTCGAGTTGTTCGCCGACGATCGGCAGCTCGTGCGCGGCCTGCGGCGCGCCCAGCGCCGGGTGCAGGCGTTCGGCCGGTCGATCCGGGGCTTCGGGCTCCGGCTGGCCGGGGTCGCTACGGCCATGCTCGCGCCGCTGGCGGCCTCGGCCAAGGTGTTCAGCACCATGGGCGATCAGGTCGCCAAGATGGCCCGCCGCACCGGGTTCTCTGTGCAGACCCTCTCGGAACTCGGCTTCGTCGCCAGCCAGACCGGCACCGACCTCGGGTCGCTCGAACAGGCGATCCGACGCATGCAGCGCAGCATCTTCGACGCCGGCCGGGGCCTGTCCACCGCGACCGATGCGCTGGACGAGCTGGGGCTGAGTTTCGAGGCGCTAGACGGGCTGTCACCTGAGGCCCAGTTTAAAAAGCTGGCCGACCGGATCAGCCAGGTCGAGGACCCCACCCGCCGGGCGGCGATCGCCCTGACGCTCTTTGGCCGCTCGGGCACGAGCCTGCTGCCGATGTTCGCTCAGGGCGCCCAGGGGATGGAGGCGCTGCAGGCCAGGGCCCGCGAGCTCGGGTTGACGATGTCCGGCGAGGACGCCCAGGCGGCCGAGGACTTCACCGACGCGCTCGACCGGCTGATCAAGGTCCTCAAGGTCGGCGTGTTCCGCATCGGCGCGGCCCTGGCGCCATTGCTGCAACGCATCGCCGACGTGCTGACCGCCGTCGCGGTGCGCACCAGCGCCTGGATCGACCAGAACCGCGCGGCGGTAGTCACCGTCGCCAAGGTCGCGGCCGGCGTGCTGGTCGCCGGGGCGGGCATCACTGCGCTTGGTGTTGCGGTGATCGGCCTCGGGAGCGTGCTGGGCATCCTGGCCTCGGGGCTCGCCGGGGCGGGCACGGTGCTCGGCGCTATCACCGCGGCGCTTGGGGCGGTGCTCACGCCCCTGGGCGCGGTGATCACCGCCGTCGGCGTGCTCGGCGCCAAGGTCGTGGCGTCCTCGGGCGCCGCCGGCGGCGCGGTCAACTGGCTCGCCGACCGCTTCGGGGGGCTGCGCGACGCCGCCTCGGCCAGCCTCCGGGGGATCGCCGAGGCCCTGGCGCGGGGTGACGTGCCGGCCGCGGCGCAGGTCCTCTGGGCGTCGCTGCGGCTGATCTGGGTCCAGGGCATCGCGGCGCTCGACCGGCTGTGGCTCGGGTTCACCGACACCTTCCTCCGCGCCGGGCAGGACGCCTTCGCGGGGCTGGTCGCGGCCAGCCAGATCGGGCTCAATGCCCTGGAGGTCGGCTGGATCGAGGCGACGGCCGCGGTGTCCCGGGCGTGGTCGGGCTTCACCGCCTTCTTCGCCCGCTCCTGGGTCCGCATGCAGGCGATCGCCCGCAAGGCGTGGCTGCAGATCCGCGCCCTGTTCGACGGCTCGGTCCGCCGCTCTGCCCAGGCGACCCGCGCCGAGATCGACCGCCAGCGCGACGCCGCCCTGGGCCGGATCGACCAGCAGCAGGCCCGGGCGAACGACCGCCGCGAGCGGCAGCGGGCCGCGGAGCGCCAGGCTGCCGCTCGGCTCAATGAGGCCACCCTCGCCGCCATCGGCCGCGACAACCTCCGCCGCCACCGCGAGCTCGATACCGCCTACGAGCAGCGGATCGCCCAGACCCAGGCCGAGCTCGACCGCGCCCAGGCCGCGTGGCAGGAAGCGATCGACCAGGTCGGCAAGGCCCCCGCCCCCGGAATCAACTCGGGCACCGTCCCAACCATCGACCGCGGCCTGCTGCAGACCGCCCAGGACGCCATCGACCAGCTCGGCGACACCCTCGCCCAGCAGACCGCCCGCATCACCACCCGCGGCACGTTCCTCGCCGCGAACGTCCTGGGGCTGCAGGGGGCCACTTCCGGGGGTGGGGGAGATAACTCCGCGCGCATCGCCGCTGGCATCGACCGCATCGAACGCAACACCCGCGCCCTGCGCCACGCCGATGCCCTGAGCTTCACCTAGGACCCCCCGGAAGCTGCCCCGGAAGTTGCTCCAACGCCTGATCAAGCCGCCCCATGCCCACGCTCACCGAGAAGATCGACAGCCGCGAACTGGTGGCCGGCGAGCGGCCCAGCGCCACGCTGCACTACTTCATCGACGGCACCGCCAGCGACCTGGTCGCCCGCAGCACCCTCCTGGCCGGCACGCCCCTGGTCTACGACGGGCTGCTGCGCAGCGAGTCCAGCGTCGAGCCGATCGTCGTCGATACCACCACCGACACCGGCCGGTGGGCCGGCACCGTCCGCTATACCGCGCCCCAGGCCCAGCCCATCCCCGTGGGCGGCTCCACCTTCAGCTTCGACACCGCCGGCGGCACCCAGCACATCACCCAGTCGCTGGAGACCGTTGCAAGTCACGCTGCGCCAGGCCTTGTTCCAGGGGCCCCAAACTTCCGGGGGGCGATTGGGGTGGGCGATGCGGCGGGCGGGGTTGAGGGCGTGGACATCACCGTGCCGGTGTTCAACTTCACCGAGACCCACGTGCTGGCCGACGCCACCGTCACCCACGCTTACCGCGGCACGCTGTTCCAGCTCACCGGCAAGGTCAACAGCGCCCCGTTCAAGGGCCTGGACGCCGGCGAGTGCCTGTTCCTGGGCGCCTCGGGCACCAAGCGCGCCGACGAGCAGTGGGAGCTGACCTTCCGCTTCGCCGCCAGCCCCAACCGCACCAGCATCACCGTGGGCGGCATGACCGGCATCGCCAAGAAGGGCTGGGAGTACCTCTGGGTCCGCTACGCCGACGTCGAGGACCAGGTGAGCCACACCCTGGTCAAGCAGCCCCTGGCCGCCTACATCGAGAAGGTCTACGACGAGGCCGACTTCGGCGCGCTGGGGATCGGCGTATGACCCCCGGAAGTTCCCGGAAGCCCCCGGCCCCCGGAAGTTCCCCCGGAAGTTCCCCCGGAAGTTCCCCGGGAAGTTTCTCCAATCACGCCCCTTGATGGACGCCTGACCCGTGACCGACACGCTCCGCAAAGCCCGGCCCGGCGACCCGCTACGGATCCCCGCCTCGGCGTACAACGCGTTCATCGACGCGGCCCTGGACCTGCGCCGCCGCTCGGCCGATCTGGGCGGGAGTGCCCAAGCTCCGGCGTCGCACGACGGGCTGGTGACCGTCCGCAACGACAGCGGGATGAGCCTGCCCGCCGGGGCCGTGCTGGGCATCGCCGGGCCCGTGATCGATCCGGCGGACAACCTTGAGGCCTTCCGGGGCTTCCGGGGGTTCCGGGGGGTGAGGTTGGCGCTTACCGGTGTGGCGCCCGTGGC